CGGGGAGAAATGTCGGCGGTCAACCGGCAGGAGCACGGGGTCAGGTTCTGACCAAGAGGTATGGGACCGCGCGACGGGTGATAGAGGTCGGGGCAGCGAGGAGTCATAGCTCGAACGCGATGACCAATTTTCGCTAGCGGTGGTAAGGACACCGCGCCCGGACCGACGTTTAGAAGTTTTTGTAGACATTGCTATCACCTAGCACAGTACACATCAAGATAGTGTACTGGGCCGGGTGCCTTTCATATTAGGGTTTACCCGAGGGGGCATGTGGTTGATTGAGTGGTGGACATGGGGGCAAAGGCCCCCATACCCCCAGTTGCTTTTCAAGAATCAGGTGGACGGAGCGTTAGAAGGTGGGACGGGCGCTCCAGATATTGGCGGATTGTTTCCCGCGGAAGGTGCGGGTGGAGTTGGATTAGCCGCTCTTGGAGCCAAAGCAGCGTCAATTGACGCTTCGTCAGCGCCGGTAACGGCTTGTAAAAGTTCCCGACGAGATAATACTGCGGCATCGGCCGCAATTTCCCACGGGGTTTTGGTATCAGTCGGATCGAAGTCGTCTCCGACGTCAAAGTCATCTGCTTCGTCAAAGGTTTCAGTTCCATTTTGCTCAGCCAGTTTTGAGAGTAAGCCGAGGTTTCGGCGAATTTCAGTCAGGGTGGAACCGGGGCGGTTCCACTTGAGCGGTTTAGCAACCGGTGTGTCATCGAGAAACTCGTGACGAAGAGGATTGTTGGGTATTTGTTGATATTTCATGATCAATAGATAAAAGAAGAGCCGCTAGCAGCGACGATACGACGGGCTTGGATCGAATGATTGGCCATGACCCAAAGGACGTCCTCAGATTGAACAGCGTTTACACGCTTGGTGGGAACGGATTTGATGAAGTCGGCATTGAGCGCCGGATCCGAACCAAAGATGCGAGCCATGTGCCAATAATCCAGCGTAGAGCGGAAGTCACCAGCGATGGACGACTCGGAGCGACGATATTCGTCATAACGATCCTGGAACCCAAAAGTACCTTCAGGGGTTGTGTGCGCCGCATAGATTTCCTTGTTAAGGATTTCCTGCTGCCCGATGTGTTGAAGCTCGCGTTGGAAAAAGTCTTCCTTGATACGACGGTTCCACGTGCGATGAAGCCCTTGGGCATACATCGTTTTGGGTTTGACAGAGACAAACGTAAAGACGTATCCATGCTCTTCAAAGAATTTGCGATAACGATTAGATCGTACAGCGCCGATTCCATGACCCTTAAGGTTTCCAACTCCAATTTCGTCATCCCCATCTGTCGTTGGAGTTGTTTGAAGTACCTCAGAGAACTGAATAACTTGCTTCCCGCCGCCAAGATACTCAGGACGTTGGAGTCGAGCGTCAGACGAGCGGATACCGAGAAACGCGAGGTACTCCGTGTAACGTGATCCATAGCGAGCCCTGTTTTCTTGATAACGTTGAAGAGCAAAGGCTTCACGAAGATCATTGATCGACGCTGACGAAGCCTGCGAAAGGTCAGCAAAGAGAGGATCACCAGTGCCCGAGGTTGTCGGGAAAATAGGAGAGCCTAACGCTGCTGTAGTCAAAGTGCGAGCCACGCCACCGCCATCGATAACAGTAACGAAATCAGAAGCATTAGCAGCAGTAGCAATAGGTGCTGAAGTGCCAAGAGGCACAGTAATATCAGGACCTTTTTGCGCCCACGGGCGTGCAGAAGTGAAATAGTCCTTCTCCCAAGCTACGTTTTGCAGAGCTGTGCTGGTTGTTGTGTCAGGACCAGATCCTTCGTCGATGACGAGTTCAGTTTGGAGGTCTTGATCGCGGTACCACTCATTGAAGATTTTTGCGTAACCACGGAAGGGGAGGGCAGACACTTCGAGGTTGTTAACTCCGGGCGTAACGCCAAGATAATCGGCAAGAGAGCCAGTAGCAGCGCCACTACCACCACCAAAAGTAATGGTTGGAAAGACGGAGGCGTCATCCCCATCGGGACCACCCGTGATGAAGTCTTCCCAGTCTTCCCAGACGAGGCGATGGGGCACGAACCAGTGGTGTATTCGCACATGGACGGGGTGCATGACCGGGGCCAAGAGTGGGGACACACGAACGAGAAGGGAAGTTGCTTGTTGGATGGTGTCACCGGGTAGTACCTCCGTTAGTCCACAAGGAATAAGCTGCCCCATGTCACAGGAAAGCAGCTTGTAGTTAGAGAGAGAGAATTTCGAACGTTTCATAAAGAACCTTTCTTTTTCCAGATACGGGCCTTGCCCTCAGTTTGAAGAATTTTTTGATGATCTACGAACGGCTTTTCCGTGAGATACGACGTGCGAGAGCCCGCAGCTTCGAACATAGCTTGCATCTCGTCTTGACGCTCCTTCTCAGGGCGTTCTTGACCACCAATTGTTTCGAAGCCAAGCTCATCACGGAGTTTCCTCCTAAGGTAACGGCCGAGCGGCAGAGACGACCGGCCATGGTTTAAAGAAGTGGGGACGTCCCCATCACGAGCAATAGCCTTAGCTCCGTGTTTATCAGAGAGGGCATCGGCGATGACGGGAACAGCAAGAGCACCTATACCGGGGCGAAGAGACATACGAGCGAACTCGGGGTAACGCCCTTGAAGCCGAGGATCATCTTTCTTAGTCATTTTTTTAGTGACATAGCCAGCGATGTAAGCGGCAGATTCCTTGGTGAGGTCCCCAGGAAAGCAGCGACCCATGCCCCACGTTTCCTCGACAAGCTCAACTTCGATGCGGGACACTCCGAACAATGCAGCATGGTAGTGAGGTCGGAAAGTCTCATCACCATATTCACCGACGAGGTAATAGCGAAGAGGTCGAGCTGGACCAAGCCGAGACCGGAGGCGCATGAGCCAGAGCCGCGTGTGCTCCGGGTTGAGTGAACCATCCACAGGAAGAGACTCATCGTTATAGGTAGGTGTAAAAAAAGATGAGAACTCATGACACCGCTGTTCAAGCAATAGCCGATGAGTCCACAAGCGACGACGGTTAAGTCGACAAGGGAGGCATTGGCCGCACGGGTACGGGGTGATTCCCTTGACGAACGGCTTTTTGCACATCACATGCGATAACCGATGCGGCGGACAGGAGAGCGACGGCGACCAAAGGAACGACGAGCGCGACGAGAAGAACGACGACGACGATACATAGAGTACTCCTAACGTACACGAGCATTACCACGCCCAGACCGGTACGAAGACCAAGGCGCGGATTTGGGCAAAGGCTCCAAATTCCAAGATTGATTACGGACGGACCACGACCAGCGCTGACCCGCAGGCGCGGGAGGAAGATTTTTGGGCATCTCTGGCCCAAAGAGTTTCCGATGGAGACCACGGAAGGTGCCAACAGCAGGACCAGCCATAGGCCCATAAGACTCGAGAGACTCGGACATTTGTTGTCCGGGAAGATCGATAGACACGCCGGGCACGACGTTGAAATTTTTAAACCCGGGTGTAGAAGCAGCCTCAAGACCGGGATCGTCAGACCGAGCAGAAGTTTGTTGCGACGGAACCAACTTAATTGACCGACGAGGCGCGACGCTAGAACCAACACCAGATGACATAGCGGGATTGCCGGGTTGTCCCATGATGGAAGCCCATTGGGCAGTCACTTGACCCTCCAGAAGCGCGTTCCGAAGCTCAGCATTACGGATAGCCAAAGCGGTCATCTCACGTTCAGCAGGAGTTTCAGTAGCTACTTGAGCACGAGCAGTGTTTTGACCAGAACCGGCCAAGTCGGCTACCGCCGAACCAAGAGAGTCCGTGTTGTAACGACTACCACGAGAGGAAGGAGTGCCGGCAGGAAGGGCGATCGTGGGAGAGTAAGAAGCACCTTGGCCACCGATCACAGCAAGGGGGTGAAGGCCAGCGAAGGCAGCATCAGCAGCTTTCCAGCGAATCCCCATCGTTGCGAATTCCTTTTGGCGGGCATATTCACGATCACTTGCCATGTTAGAGGCGGCTACCTGTTGTTCATAGCTGGTACCACCATCACCATCATCGGCAGTAGCCATATCGACACCAGCACCAACAGCAGTGCCAACAGGACCGAAGAACGAACCGAGAGCAGAAAAGACACCCATGAATTACCCCTTGCAAGAGATTGATGAGTACGGACCACGCTTGGGCTTGGCCAAGCCTTTTTTACCGGCAACGCCTTTTGCATGAAGGACTTCCTTGCGGACACCACGCTGAACACAGACAGCGACACCAGCGGGTTTATCGAAAAGAAGAGCGTTGGGGGAGAAGAGACGGGCTGATTTGCCCTTGGGAGCTGATTTCCGGGGGGCAGGAGAGACGATCAGCGGGGGGGGGTGCTACTACCCTAGCGGGGGTCCCGCCAAATCGCTTGGCGGGCCGAGTATGGGCAGGCACCGGGGAGAAATGTCGGCGGTCAACCGGCAGGAGCACGGGGTCAGGTTCTGACCAAGAGGTATGGGACCGCGCGACGGGTGATAGAGGTCGGGGCAGCGAGGAGTCATAGCTCGAACGCGAT